CCCGTTGTATTCTTGATGTCATGTTCACAGTTAGAAGTTGTGGGAACTGCCGTAGATAGATACTGCGAGCTGTCTCCTACTCAAAGACTAGCTAACCGTGAAGCAATAGCAGAAGTCGTAGCACCTAATACAATCCAAATAGAGTGCGTAGATAATGCAGAAGATAGCATCTAAGCTGTCACTAGACGCTTACAAGGACGACATGGTTGGCGCGTTCAAGATAGAGAACAAGCTAACCTCTACCGTTGCGTATGTGAAGTTAACACCTGAGTGTAACTACGTTGTCTTTCGCGGCACTAACTCTATTGGCGATTGGCTGTTTAATCTTTCCGCTGTCCCTGCGTACTACAACAAACGGTGGACGCATGGTGGGTTTGCACTAGCACACAAGTCTGTATGGAAACGAATCAGACGGTTGCTAGACCCAAACAAGAAGACCTTGATTACTGGTCATTCTCTTGGCGGTGCATTAGCTGAACTATCAGCATGGGCGTGTAGAGACTTTACAGATTTAACATTGATTACCTTTGGCAAGCCAAGGGTTTTCTTTCGCGGTTCTAAGAAGAAGATGAACCACGATGTACAAATCTCTTACGTTTCAGGCAGTGACGTTGTAACTAGAATACCGAAGTTTGGATACGAGCCTGACTCAAATCAGGATCTAGTATACTTTGATAACTGGGGGCAGGTCTTTTTTAATCCTCCCAAGGGTTATGTAAGTAATGACTTCGGTTTAGGCGACTCAATCTCAGATCACTCGATGAAAAGTTATGACAAGATGGTTAATGATATGCACCTTAGTATTGCAGAGCTGCGCCATAACCGACAACCTCTCAGACGGGTATGATCGTGGCGACATTACTAAGGGATTGGTGGAGGACTTTAAGATTTATTGTACCGCACCTGTCACCTATATCCGCAGAGCGGGTAGGACAGTTGTATTAGCAACCACAGGAATACTTTTACCGGACGTATGCCCATGATCGTAGAGTTTCCAGACAACAAAACAGAACGGTTGATAGAAGACGCAATGGAACAACTTGGCACTTGGGTAGAAGGCCAAATAGAACTAGGGGTAAGCCCTATCATTTTAATAGGATTGATGGAGACATATAAGTCTGCACTCTCCTATAACCTGCTAGTAGATGAGGACGAGTAATGAGTATATTTGGTAGTGTATCCGCAGCAGGCGGCTTTGACCAAGCAGAAATAGATTTTGTTACTCAACTTATCAATTCTGGTCAAACCACTATTGACGAAGTTGCTAATACTTTTGGCGTTCCTGTTGATGTAGTTGCTTCTGTGTATGCAGAAAATGCACCCAAGTTTGCATCACCTGCACCAGTGATTACTGCGCCTGTGTCTGCACCTACAGTTACATTAACGCCTACTCAACCTGCTCAAGACAGTTTGTTTAGCGATATTTTAACAGCAAATAACATTATTGGCTCTATTGGCGATATCTATAGCAATGCTTCTGTTGCACCTGCTGCTCCAGTAAGCAACCAAGGTTATCAAAGTCCTTACGCTTTAAACGTAGCAGAACAGCCTTCAATAGACTTAGGACAAGTTGCAGGAGGCACTAGTACGGCTTTGCAAGGATTGTCAGATTTTAACATTGCAGATAGCGCAGGTGCAGCAGCAGCCGCAAGTGATGTATTTGCAGGAGGCTTGGGAAGCATCATTAGCGCTATTGGCGGTAAAGAGTCAAAAGCAGAAACGGCAGGACTAACATTACTAAGTGCATTCAATCCTGCGGCAGCATTAGCCTATCGCATCTTTGATGCTATGGACTTGTTTGGAGGCGGTGGATTAAAAGAAACACCAATGACTGAAGCAGAGGCTGCAACTTATGCAGCAGAGTCTAGATTAGCTTCTACACTACAAGGCGTAGGTGAAGGCGCAGGTGAGTTAATATTAGACGCTGTAGAACAAGCTAAAGCAGCCAACATAGAACCAGAAAAAATTGCTGAAGCATTGAACAATTCTGACAATCCTGTTGCGGGTTTGATTAATTTAACTGTTGGATCTAATCAAATGCTTAGTGACGCAGATATGGCAGCAGCTCAAGCAGAAGCTCAACCGGCAGCAGATGCAGCAGCATCAGGAGGCGGTCAAACAGAAGAAACTGTAGATCTTGGAGCAGACACTACTGCTAACGAGTTATTAACTGGCGGTATAGGAGATGTTGATACAGGTGGTGTAGCTGATACTAATGAGACATGGACTTACGACAAAGCTACAGACAGTTTTATTAGCAACACTCGCGGAGATGTATTTCCTAATAGAGGCAATGCAACGCTAAGAGATGGCGGCATATATGCAGTAACTCCTGTTCTTGGTACTGATGGCGTTACAGCAGAGAATGTAGTAGACACAGAAACAAATGAGTCTGTTGGAATATTAAACGTAGACATTACTACAGGATTGCCATCGATTATTAAAACAGTTGATGCAGGTTCTTCTGTTAGTGAAACAGATACTTTTGGAACAGCTCAAGATACTTTAAACACAGGACAGACTTTAGGTGTTGGCGGTGGAGATTTAGGTGGCGCAACTACTGGCGATACTGTAGTAACGTCAGCACCAACGCCTACACCAACGCCTACGCCTACACCAACGCCTACGCCTACACCAACGCCTACGCCTACACCAACGCCAACAGTAATTAACGGCAAAGATGGTGTTGACGGACAAGATGGTCAAGACGGACAAGATGGTCGTGACGGTACTGATGGCAAAGATGGTAGAGACGGAATGATAGGCTTGTTTAGTCGAGTGATTAATGAAACACCTTTAACAGAATCAATCTTATTCCCAACCAAGTTCACTAAGTTGGAGAACGTACAACAAGGAATGTTTGGTGAATTCCTTCGTGCCGCAGGAGGCAGACGATGACATACCTAGAAGCAATCAATAGTGTCCTTCGGCGATTGCGTGAAGACCAAGCTAACACAGCGTTAGAGTCTGACTACTCCGCACTGATCGGAGACTTTGTTAATGACGCAAAGAGAATTGTAGAGAACTCTTGGAACTGGTCTGCCCTTCGCGACACAATCCTAGTCAATACAGTCTCGGGTACGTCAGAGTATTCTTTAACTGGCTCTGGTCAGGAAGCAGTCCTCAAGGATGTCATTAACGATTCAGCCAACAGGATGATGAGGCTCGAAACAAAGTCATTCTTTAACAACGTCTATTATAACCAAGACGTAACCAATGGCTCACCATCCACTTATACTATCACTGGTGTGGATGCTAATGACGATCTAAAGGTCAAGGTATACCCACAGCCTGACGGTATATATAACCTGCGGTTTGATATGTCCAAACCACAAGGACTAATCAGTGCTGACGCAACCAAGATCAAAGTACCACACAACCCTGTGGTTCAGATGGCATTCGCGATGGCTCTACGAGAGCGTGGTGAGACAGGCGGTCAGTCAGCAGCAGAACAATTTGCTATTGCGTCCACTGCTTTGTCTGATGCAATAGCTATAGACGCTAACCGTTACCCTGATGAAACTACTTTTATGGTGGTATAGATGGCACAACAACTCCAAAGTATCACCATTACTGCTCCGGGATTTGCGGGTATTAACACCCAAGATGCACCGTTGGCACAGGACGCAAGTTTCTCTGCCGTTGCGGATAACTGTGTGATTGATAAAGAAGGACGTATTGCCGCAAGAAAGGGTTACACCTTGCTAAACGGTAACGATCTTCTTGGTTCGTCAGATGGCATAGAATCTATGGGTGAGTACGTTGCCGCAGATGGTGATGTTACTTTCCTGTCAGCAGGTAACAACAAGATATTCTCAGGCACTACCACGATGGTAGATGAAACGCCTGTATCTTATACCATCACAGCTAACAACTGGAAATTCGTACCGTTCAACGATCATATGTACATCTTCCAACGAGGACATGAGCCTTTGGTTTACTCGGATCATGCGGGTGTACTTGAGACAATGTCTAATCATGCTCATGCGACAGGCACACCGCCAGAAGGCCATGTAGCTATTGCTGCATTTGGTCGGTTGTGGGTGGCAGACTTTGATGGTGACAAGTCTACTATCTACTGGTCAGA